AGCAAGTACAAATACCGCAACAACGCTATATACCGTTCCTGCAGCAACTACTGCAGTAGTAACAAATATTGTTGTTGCAAATACAGCTGGATCATCTGGAACATTTACACTTGCTCTTGATGGTGTTGCTCTTGCTTCTGCAGTTTCTGTACCAGCAAATAGTATTACAACAATTGATATGAAACAAGTTTTGGCAGCAACAAAAACAATAAATGGTGGAGCATCTGCTACAACAATTACATTCCATATAAGCGGAGTGGAGATTAACTAATGGCTATTAATAGAGTTCCACCACCACCAAGCGGTGTTCCAAAAGGAACTACTGAAAATCGCCCTGATTCTCCAGAAATTGGAGATGTTTACTCAAATACAGTAACTGGTTACATTGAGGTTTATACAGCAGCTGGTTGGTCACAGCTTGGAGTTATTCCATTATCTGCAACAATTGGAACAGCAACAGATGTTGGAACAAATATTGCATATGGTTCTGGTTCAGTAGACGTAGCATTTACTCCAGCAGAAGGTGGTGGTCTTGCTTCATTGTTTACCGCAGTTTCTAATCCTGGATCAATTTCTGCATCAGGATCTTCTTCACCAGTAAGAGTTCCTGGATTAACTCAAGGTACTGCTTATACTTTTAATGTAACAGCAACAAATGGTTATGGAAACGCATTAGCCTCATCCTCATCTTCTTCGGTAACTCCAACATCAGTTCCTGCAGTTCCTACTATTGGAACTCCAACAAATGTAACTGGAGTGGCATTTGGATCAACAACTTCAGCATCTGTACCAGTAACAGCAAACGCAACTGGAGGTAAAGCAGTATCAGGATTTACCGTAACTTCTTCTCCAGGATCTTTGACTGGATCTGGAACAAGCCCAGTAACAGTTGCTGGATTAACCTCTGGTACAGCTTACACATTTACCGCAGTTGCCACTAATGCTAATGGAAATTCAACTTCAAGTTCTGCATCTACTTCATTAACACCTTCAACAGTTCCAGAAACAATGTCTGCTCCAACTGCAACAAATGTTGGCTCTTCTAGAGCGTTTAATAATGGCTCAGCATCTGTAGCATTTACCGCACCTTCTACAGGAGGCTCTGCCATTACTGGGTATACAGTTGTATCTAGTCCTGGATCATTTACAGCAACAGGTTCCTCATCACCATTAACAGTTACTGGACTTCAATCTTCTACTCAATATACTTATACAGTAATAGCTACAAATGCTAACGGATCATCTATTTCAAGTCCCGCATCATCTGGAGTTACCGCTACAACTGTTCCACAGGCTCCTACTATTGGTACTGCTTCTATCACAAATTCAACAACAGTTTCTATTCCATTTACACCAGGTGCAACTGGCGGATCAACAATAACATCTTATACAGTAACAAGTAGCCCATCAATACCTTTATCAGTAAGTGGAACATCTTCTCCGCTTACAGTCACTGGCTCATTTGCTGGTAATCAAGCTTATACATTTACAATTGCAGCAGTTAATGAAAATGGACCATCTTCTCAATCATCTGCTTCTAATTCAATAGCACCACTTAATCTACCAACAGTTACTGGTGGAACACTGACTTCAGATGCAACATATTATTATAGAACATTTGATTCTAATGGAACATTATCTGTTTCTAATAATAACTTAACCGCAGATATTCTTGTTGTAGGCGGCGGCGGTGGTGGCGGCTGGGGAGAATATCGTCCATTTGTACCAAGTCAATGCGGTGGATCAACAATTCATCAATATATAAGCGCAGCAGGTGGTGGATCAGGAGGACTTAGATATACTTCATCTTCTACACTTTCACCAGCTAGTTATCCCGTAGTTGTAGGTGGTGGATCTGCAGGAGCAACAACACAAACCACACCTTCTACAGCCTCACAGAGTTCAATTAATTCGCTTATTGCAGCAGGTGGAAACGGTGGGCAGCATATTGATCAAGGTGGAAACGGTGGAACATCTGGATCACCAAGCAGTAAAGCTGGAGGAGGTGGTGGCAACCTATTTAGTGGTTCCATAAATTGTTATGATAACTCAACTGGAGAAAACTTTACTGCCACTAATCAAAGATGGTTTTGGGGCGGTGGTGGAGGTGGCTCAACTGGAGTAGGAGGAACTGCTTCAGGTAGTGGAGGAAGTAGTGGAGTTGGAACAGCTTATTTTGGAACAACTTATGCAAGAGGCGGAGCAGGAGCTTCTGGAAGCACTGGTGCCAGCAATACAGGAAATGGTGGCGGTGGAGGCTCTGGAGAAGGAGTATCTCAAGCTGGAGGAAATGGTGGATCTGGAAGAGTTGTTGTTAGATATCTTAGATCAGCAGTAGGAGGATAAAATGGCACATTGGGCCGAATTAGATGAAAATAATGTAGTAACCCGTGTTCTTGTTGGGGATAATAATGATCCAGCAGGAGATGAAGGCTACCAGTGGTTAATTGATAACCTTGGCGGAACTTGGGTAAAGACTTCATATAATGCAGTAGCAGGAAAGCGTAGAGATCCTGAGACTGGAGAATTAACAGAAGATATTGGATTTAGAAAAAATTATGCAGGTGTTGGATATACATACGATGAACAGCGTGATGCATTTATTCCACCAATGCCTCCAACTACAATTGCAGATTCAGAAATTGGGGGCGGTACAAAAGAAGTTACCTGGACCCTTAATGAAGATACATGTAATTGGGAAATAGTAGTTTAATAGTTTTATAAAATAAAATACCCCCAAGGACAAAATCCAAGGGGGTATTTTTATATCCTAATATTATTCAGGAAATCTATTTAGCCATTTGTAATGAGCACCTTTATTATAAGATGACCATGAACTCCAATCAATACCGCCTTTTGTCATGTGATAGACAATCTCAGCGTTCTTGACAGGGCTAAATAGCTCAGCATTAAGATCTAGCTCAAACTTATCTCGTCTGTCTGGACCTAGTGTGCCAAGCATATTAATCTGAAAGATTCCAAATGAGGAGTCTCCAGTTTTGGTGTTTCCATTAAAAGCAAATGGACGACCATTGGATTCAGCCTTAGCTACTGCCCAAGCAGTCCTTAGACCTTTTCCTTTGAACCCTACCGCCTTAAGTAATTCAACCAACTGGCTGTCAGTTAAACTTGTCGCATTTTCATACTTAGTAAGCATTTTGTTATTTTTCTCTTCAGAAAGCACAAAAGCCACCTCTAGGGTGGCAGGCGTAATCGCTTCCTGTTTTGATAAATTGTTTTTAGTAGCATGAGCAGGTACGGCCCCTAAAATAGAGACCAATACGAACGCAGTACTAAGCACCCCTACTAGCATTTTATCTTTTGTCAAGTTTTTCCTCCTATAAACAAAATGACACCATAACGGTGTCATACACCTTAGTATAACACAAATCTACTCATTAGTACAAGTCATAAAGTGATATAATATGAAGTGGATTATTATATTTTCATTTAGGAGAAATATGGCAACTTATAGAGGGCAAGGCTCAGATAACTATTCTATTGGAGCAACGCCTCCATATGTATCTTGGACAGTTGTTCGTGGTGATACCGCTTCATTTCGTGTTTATGTAACAGATGATGCCAAGGAGCCGTTGACAATTGCTGACTGGACAATTCAAATGCAGGTTAAAAGACCTACTCCTCCAGTTACAGCAGGAGCCATGACAGATAATGCAACATTAATTTTAAATCTTACCCCAGAGGCTGATGCAGATGATGCTGCAGGAGAATTTACAGTTTCTTTAACAGCAGAACAATCTACACTTCTTCAAACAAATGATATTTTTGATATTGAATTATCTCTTCCACAAAATGAGATTGTTTGGACGGTAGCGCAGGGTAAAATGATTATCCTTGAGGATGTAACAGCCTAATGGTAGCAAGAGCAGTAATATCAGATAAGAAGAAGATAAATACTGTTCTGATTGAAAATGAAGGATTTTATAGATCTACCGTTTTGGAATCAAGGGGTACAGTTTTAATAAATGAAGTACTTCCTTTTAGAGTTAGATTTACAGATATAAAAATTCCAGGGTATGGACCAAACAATGTTCCTGGTATTGGCTTACAAATTATTGGATATTCTAACTATATTCTGTAAGAAAAATATGTTATAATTTAGGCATGGCTAGAACTACACTCCCCCTCGTAAAGACCAAGTTTCAGACTGGTGATAGACCAACACAAGAAGATTATGAAGATCTAATTGATACCGTTGCAGCTCAATCAACAGATCTTGGAACTTTTGGTAACAATGAAAATACAGTCAATGGCATTGAAAATGCAACAGTGGTTGATAATTTTGATGCAACTGTATGGAGAATGGTTAAATACATTATCTCAATTGCAAAAACAACAAATGGAGATAATAAGTTCTACGCAACAGAGTTAACTATATTAATTGACGGTACAAATGTAAACGTCTCTGAATATGGAACAATAGACAATGATGGGAATATTGGCACCGTTAGCGTCTCTAAGGTGGGGTCTACAGTAAATCTAACTGTAACTCCAGCAGTGGGTATTACGCCTATCACAGTTCGTTTTGCACGAATTGGATTAAAGGCTTAACACAAGGAGATAAAAAATGGCAACAGTCAACAAAGACTTTAAAGTAAAAAATGGTCTCATCGTTGAAGGTACAACAGCTACCGTTAACAATTACGATGTTTTGACCAAAAAGCAGGATGACCAAGACTACATTGTTAGTCTTATTGGTGGAACTGCAACATCTGCAAATACAGCAAACACAGTTGTAAAACGTGATGCAAATGGTAATTTTGCTGCTGGAACAATTACAGCAGATATCACAGGTACAGTTTCAAGCCTTTCAAATCATGACACTGATGATCTAGCTGAAGGTACTACTAACAAGTACTTCTCAGACACTCTTGCTCGTGGTGCATTCACAGGCGGTACTGGAATTGATTATGATTCACTAACTGGAACATTTGATATTGATAGCACAGTGGTAACAGATTCTGGATCACAGGTACTAACAAATAAGTCAATTAGTGG